CTTGGTATAGCTTCCGTAGCCATTATGATGTTCCTTTTTTAATCATTTTCATTGCATTATTAATTATTTCACGATAACAAACATCTTGGTCTGCATGACAAGCATCAAGCACAATATCATCATGGCAATGGCAGTTTGTTTTTTCCATTTGTTCAGCAAACTCTTTTTCAGTTAATACTCCAGCAAAATATTTTTCTTCCAATATTTTTACTTTTGCAGCCAACTTATGTAGTTCCATTAATTTACTCATTTTATTCCTGGTAAAACTCCCATCATTACTGGTTGTTGTGCATTTTCACCATCTAAAAAGAAACCAACAATCCAATCTCCAATTCTTGGAGCAGAAAAATTTTTAGAATTATTAATTGGTTGCATTGGGTGAGCCCAAGGTAAATCTTTTGTAGGAACCAAAGTCTTTTTTTCAGAGTGCCATCCAAATATTCTTACACGGCACCGGCCAATGGCTAAAGGATCAAGTCGATCCTCAACCACACCAACCCACCATATGAAGCCGTTTGCTCCAGCAAAATTCACTTTTTCCATTTTTATCCTTGTGTTACTAAAGGACGATTACTTGAATCGCTAGCAACTTCAAGTAAAGTTTCATGTTTATCATATCTAATTATGTGTCTTGCGGCCACAATTAAATATTTGCCTTGTAAAGTTTTATCCATAGCTTCAGATGGGTTATCATAAACTCCTCGTTTTGGATAATTAAGATACACATTAAATCCTGATGAAAGAGAAAAATTACCAGGCAAAGTTATTTGTAACCTGGTTGCAATTAGATTTGATAACAAAGCAGCTCTTTGAAACACATAATTATCCGTATCATCTATAACGGTTGCATTTCGATTGTAATTTTTTTTAACATATGAACTATTTACTCTTGTTGACATGAATGGATACAAATTAATTTTAGAATCCGTCATCTCATCAACATTTAAATTTTGTCTATTTTTTGCAGCTGGAACATTAGGATATTTGTTTAAGTGTTTTCCTTTTGAATAAACATTATTAAAAGGAATTGAATTTATGCTTAAATTTCTAGTTAAAACATCAAAACCAATAAATTTTCCAGAATATGCTCCATCTAATATATTTTGTGCTATATTAAATTGAGATATTATTCTTACATCTCTTGCACCAAAAAATTCATCGTTTTCTACTGAAGTGCCTGTGTTTTTTGGATTAAAATTAATTTTTGCAATTTCTTTATTTGAAAAAATTGTATCTAAAGAAGTAAAATTATAAGCATATTTGTTTTGAAAAAATATAAAATTTGGTAAATTTTTACTGTTTAAAGAACGAGTAGCTAACCAATTAAGAGAATCAAAAGGTGATAATAGAGGAATAATAAAATCGTGAAGGCCTTGAGATTGCTCAACAACAATTGGAGTTTTAACTTTTAAATAATTTTTTAATATTTTTTCAGCTGCAGAACTATATGAACCAGTAAAAGATTGATTAATTTTTTGTTGCAAAGAATATATAAATTCATCAGAAACAAAATATAAAATATATTCCTCAGATGTTTGATTTATATTTTTTCTGTCGGATTGTTTATAAATCCTAAAAGTTTTTTTCATGTTTGTTGCAGCCAAACTTTCATCACTTTTAGAAATATCAATACTAACACTTTCACTTCCATCAAAATATAATTTTTGAGAAAGACCTATAGCATCATGTATAACAATATTGCCTGACATACAAGGCATTAACATTGTATCAAAAATGTTTAATTCCTGAAACACTCCTCCTATATCAATTTTACCAAACTTTGATATAATTGATAAATCTTTTATTTTAAATTGTGAGGTTTGATTTATTTCAATGGACATTATGTATTAAAAATAATTTTAAGTTCTTCTTCAATGGATGAAACAAATTCTGGCTTTAACAATTTAATGGTTCTCTTAGCTTCATTTTCTTCAACCTCATAATCATAATATGATTTGGTTTCTTTAGTTGTGGTAATTGTAATTGAATTGCCGTCATCTAATGTTAGATTGGATGTTGTAGCTGCCACATTAGCATATGTATTCGCATCAATTTCAAGTTTTGATTGCAATTCAGTTCCAGTTGAATTTGTGGTGCGTGTTTCAACTTTATAATATGAGTGAATGTTTGCTTGAGCCCAAGTTGTGCCAGATTGACCAACACTCGCATTAGCCGAATATTTTTCATCTATGTATGAAATTATTGTTCTTTGGTCAAGAGGCCAATCAAATTGTGGATCCACAATGTCATTTATCATTAAAACTGCCCAATGGCGTTCTGGAGATCCATAAAACTTGTTTGCAATTATTTCTGGAGTATCACTATCCTGCACATCATATTCATAATAAACAGCAGAATTATTTTTAAAAGCTTGTTCAAATCCAAAACGAGCTGTTATATTTGTAACAGCATCAACATCATTTGAATTTTGATTTAACTTATAAAAAGTTTTTGGAAAGTAGTTAAAATATTTTGACATGATTGTTTTTTTTATTCTTGACGGAACTGAACTTGACCTAATTCGGCTGTGTTATAAGCTGCAGAGATATCTGCATTTCTTTGTGTTGCTGAAGATCCAATTCCAACAGGCCTTCTTAATAAATTACTATTTTTATAGACCATTTCAGTTTCCATAAATGACAATTGCATAATAATTGAAACTGGCATACCTGTACCACCAATAGAAGCTTTTTGATTTGGAACTTCATATGCAGAAAAACCACTTGGAGCATAATTGACATTAACATTCGTCAATACACAAGTAGAAATTGGAGGTATATTTGGATTAATTTGTCCGTTATAATAGAAACTAATATCAAATTCAGCAGGAGGAATTAAAAAGAAACCTCCACTTGATGGAGCGATTTCTGGTGCCTGAAAGAATCTAACACTATCAATAATGTCTTGAACTTCTTTTGCTTCTTTTTCATCTCTTGGGTTAAATTGAAAATCAAATTGAAAATTACGAGGCGTTGGAGAACTATAAAGTATTTCCATCATTGGATTAACAACTGTGCCTGTAGCAGCTGCAAAAATTGTTTTGCCAAGAGCTGATTGATTTAAAGCAGCACTGGCAAAAAATGGTGCTAAATTTTTTCCATATTCTTTAGCTAATTGTTCACTATTAGCCCCAGGATTATTTCTTTTTGTTTCCATTAATGAACTAGCAGCGGACATCATTCCAGAAACAAGACCTCCACCAATGTCTGTTTGTGAATAACTTTGACTTTGTGAATACATTAAAGTGTCAGGCATATACAAAACAATTGTGTTTTTAATTCTGCGAATTGTTCTTGTAAATCCAATTGAATCAATTTGTTTAATGTATTGTATTGCTTGGTCTCCAACTCCAGATGATAAACTAGACACGATTTCTCCAGCTCTTCCTGTTCCAGAAATTGCTCCTAAAAGAGAACTACTTGCATTTCTAAATTTTTCTTGAACTATTTTACCAGAATCACTTGATAAAGCTGAACCTAAAAGTTCTTTTACACCACCTATATTTGGTCTTAAAGTTGGATTATCAATACGATTTTGAATAACAAATGGTTTATCTTTTTCGGAAGCTTGACCAGAAAATTGAGTTTTTCTTTGTTCATTTATATTAATAACCATGTAGTGAGCTTTATCACTACTTCCAACATCACTAGGAAAACGAAGTGTTGATGACGCATACTCTGAATTTTCAGTTAGAGAAGCGAGAGGTCCTTTTGCTGAACCTGGAGCCTTAAAACTAATGTCGGTGAGATTGAAAAGTGCCATTTAGTATCCTATGGAGATTTACTACATATTTATATGACATTTGGCAAAACTTATAAAGGATGGTTCAATCCAAGACACCCCACCAAATATAAAGGTGATGCGGATAACATCGTCTATCGGTCAACATGGGAACGTAGGGTAATGAAATGGCTCGATGAACATCCGAATGTTCTCTGGTGGTCGTCAGAAGAATTGGCAGTACCATACAAGTCTCCAATCGACAATAAAATGCACCGCTACTTTCCAGATTTTATCGCCAAGATGAGGTTGAAAGACGGCAAGGTAATGACTTATATTATTGAGGTAAAGCCCATGGCACAGACAAAGATGCCCATTCAGAAAAGGAAAACCAAAAGGTTTCTACAAGAGATGGCAACCTATGCGGTTAATCAGGAGAAATGGAGAGCTGCGGATATATTCTGTCAGGAACATGGGTGGAAGTTCCTCGTGGTAACGGAACAGGAGCTTGGATTACTATAACCTTATCTTTAAAGCGGAACACCGATACTTATAAGGTTTTGCTGCCAAAAAGCAGGTAATAATGGACTTTATTTTTGAGTATAAATAGAGTATGGCTTATTTACTAGAAAGAATCACTCAGCAGCTATCGGAAGAAGGTTTAGAACCAAGAACCAATGCAGCTAGAGAGTGGTTAAAAGCTAAGGTGAAGAATTTATCACCTCAGCGCACGGCGCTAATGAAAGACCGTGATAAGATAAAAAATAGGTCGATGTTGGGTTGTATGTATTTTTATTTTTATGACCCTAAGTTAAAGGATTCGTTGCCATATTACGATAGGTTCCCATTGGTTATACCAATTGAACGTTACCCAGACGGTTTTCTAGGCCTGAATTTGCATTATATCAGCCCAAAGCAACGGATTATCCTTTTAGACAAATTGAGTGTATTTTTAAATAATGATGACTACGATGAAACCACAAAGTTTCGTTTGAGGTATCACACACTTAAAAATGCCTCCAGAATTTTTGAAGGTACTCCTTGTATCAAGAGGTACCTCTACAAACACGTTGACAGTAGGTTCTTAGAAATACCTGCTGAAGAATGGGATATTGCTGCCTTAATTCCATATGAATATTTTATAGGCGCAACAAAAAATAAAGTTTACGCAGATTCTAGGAAAAAATTCTAATGTCTTTTTCACCACAATTATTTTTAACTAACATTAAAGCACACGATGGCCCGGCAAAACCTTCTAGGTTTGAGGTGATTCTTCCTATTCCAAGTTATATCAATTCATTTGTAGGTAATTCAGTTCTTGAACAATTGATTAATTTACCAAATAATATTGTATCATCTGTAACTGATATCTTTTCAGCACCTCAGGATCCAGCAACAAGAACAACCAATGCTTCTTTATCTCGTTACTTAGCTTTACAATGTGAAACTGCTGAGTTGCCCGGTCGAACATTATTAACACAAGATGTTAAGATTTATGGTCCCACATTTAAAGTGCCATATCAATCACAATACAATGATATTAATTTAGGATTTATTTGCACAAATGATTTCTATGAGAGAAAACTGTTTGACCGTTGGATAGAAGCAATTCACCCATCAGATACAAACAATATGAGATTTCCAAAAGGAAACTCAACTCGTTATATGTGCAATATCACAATTATTCAATATGATGATTTTATTAAAAAGATTTACTCAGTAGAATTGGTTGATGCTTTTCCAATTGGTGTGGCTGCACAACCATTAAATTGGTCAGAAGATAACTTTCATCGGTTATCGGTGCAATTTGCATATCAGCGATATAAAGTTATATACGAAGGTAGTTACGATTTGGCTGCAGCCGCTAGTGCTTTGTTTGGTGTTAAAGCTGCGCCTTTTTTTGATAGAGCAGGAAATTCTATTAACAATACAATAGGAAAAACGCTTGCGAAGATTTTTTAATTGATGAGGATTTAATATGTTACCTAAAATTGATGTGCCCATTTATAATGTAAAGTTATTGTCCACCGGCAAAAGCTTGCGATTTAGACCATTTACAGTAAAAGAAGAAAAACTCTTTTTGATGGCTAATGAAGGTGAAGATTTAACTACGATTGTTGATACAATTAAACAGATTCTTAATAATTGTATTTTAGATGAGTTTCAAGCAGATTCTTTACCTTTATTTGACATTGAACATTTATTTTTAAATATTCGTGCAAGGTCAATAGGAGAAGTGGTGAATCTAAAATATAAATGCAATAATGATGTTTTGGATGAAGAAACTAAAGAAGAAAAAAAATGTAATAATGTTGTTCAAATTGATTTAAATGTTTTAGATATTCATCCAGAAAAACAAGAAGGACATACAAATAAAATTCAAATTACTGAAAAACTTGGTATTGTAATGAAATATCCAAATTTTGAAACTCTTAAAAAATTTAAAGATGTATCAGAAGCGGATTCAATTATTAAAATGACAGTAAATTGTATTGATTATGTGTATGATGCCGATAAAATTTATTATGCAAAAGATTCTCAAGAGGAAGATTTAATTGAATTTATAGAATCCATGCAGAGTAAAGATTTGGAAAAAATTAAAAATTTCTTTGACACGATGCCAAAGATAAGAAAAGATGTAGATTTTAAATGCAATAAATGTGGCCACGAAGAAAAAATTGAAGTAGAAGGAATTCAAAATTTTTTCGTATAAGTTTTGGTTATGAAAACCTGACGAACTATTACCAAACAAACTTTGCTTTAATGCAACATCACAAGTATAGTTTGACTGAATTGGAAAATATGTTACCTTGGGAAAGAGATATCTATGTGAATATGCTAATGAGATATCTGGAAGAAGAAAACGAAAAGATTAAACAAATGCAAAGGCGTTAAAAATGGCAAGTAGGTTAACTGATATATTACAACAAGAATATAAAACCAGAGGTTTGATTGGTGGAACAGCATCAGCTTTTGGTAAATCTAGCCGAGAAAAAATGGACATTAGAAATGTTCTGTTTGGTGGATCCGGTTTAGGTTCAATTGTTGGTCGTAAAGTTTTTGGCAAAGGATATTCAGCAATTGACCGTTCCAATAAATCTTCAGAAATGTCATCTGCCATTTCCGGTTCTTCAAGTGTTCTACAAGAAATTAGTATTAATAGTAGAATAACTGCAAAAAATTCTATGGCTTTGCCTGCAATGGCAAGCCAAATGAATATTATGCAAAAGAATATTGCTAAGTTAGTAAAATTGCAAGGTGGAACTCCATCTACAAAAGCTCAAAGTTATTTTTCTAGTGCAAAATTTAGAGAAAATGCTTATGAAGCAACATTTAATAAAAATGCTAAAGGCACAACACCAACTATGGTGAGTAAAGAAAAAGGAAGTGGATTAACTGGAATATTAGGTTTAGTTTCTTCTTTATTTGTTGGATTGGCTTCAAAATTAGGAAGTTTTGGTTCAATTATTGCTGGATTAGTTGGAACATTTGCTGTTCTTGGAACAGTATTAATGGGAACAGTTAAATTGATTATGGGCATTATTAGTATGTTGCCTGGTGGAAAATTATTAGTGAAAGGTTTAAAACTTGGCGCTTTAGCTACAGGAGGACTTTTTGCTGCTAATGCTTTAAGTAAAGGAAATGACGGTACTGATATTTCAGGTCAATCTAATCAAAGAGGTTTTCTTGACAGAGCAGGACAAGCTGCGGGAGGAATTGGAGGAGC